GCGACTTCGGTATCGAGTCACAGCGTGACGCTTCTCTCCGAGCCTTCGAGCTGAATGCTACTGCCGCTTATGGTGTAGCTGAGCTTGATGATAGCTTTGGCGTTAAGTTGATTGGTGACGCTGTACTATAATTAGTGCTGATTCCCTGCCCCCTTCACTGGGGGTGGGGTTTTATTTAGGAGTTGTGATGGCATTTTCGAACGATACTGATTTGGTAGCTATAGTTCCAGATATTTTGGGTTTTGGCATAACATCATTCGCCGGTCAACATGCCAGAGCGCAAGCAGACATTGAGCGCAAGATACGCGCTGACTGGTGGGAAAAGCGTGGCTATAGCGGTGAGCTGATACCCAGCAAGCTGACAGACAGTCAGTGGACGCGATGCAGTGTTTACCTTGTTCTATGGAAGTACGCCCTTCCGCAGCTAACCAACTGGGTAGACAATGACCGCTTTCTTGGCATGATTGATTTCTACAAGTCTCGCTACGGCGAGGAGATAGAAGCAGTGTTCCGCGATGGCGTTGAATACGATGCTGACGGTGATGACACTGTTACAGATAAAGAGAAGGAATCTATTAACTCAGGCAGGTTAGTTCGCTAATGGATGTCCAAGTAAGCACGAGGCCACGCGACCTTTCGAGAATACCGAAAGCAATGCGTAAACAGCTACAGGCAAAGTATAAAGCTGCGCTGTTCCGTGTTGCTCAGATCGGCATTAACATTATCCAAGACAGAACAAAGTCTGGAAAAGGCTATAAGGATGGCGCGTTCAAACCTTACTCAGAGAAGTATGCTGCCTTTAGAGCTGAAAAGAATAGAACACTGCAACCTAACCTTACCATGAGCGGCAATATGCTAGGCGCTATGACCAGCAAGGCTAATCATAAGCAGGCTGAGATATTCTTTCGCGGAAAAGAAGAATCAGGAAAAGCGTCAGGCAATAATGTAATTAGACCTTTTTTCGGTTTTGATAGGAAAGAGCAAAAGAGACTTGGCAAGGCATTTGAAAGGTTTATTAAATGAGCATTAGAGAAAGCATTGCAGACAATATAGTTGACACGCTAAGAGATAGCGTTATCCAGCCAATCACAATCAAGATGACAACTCGCGAGCCGTTTGATTTTACCAAGCTATCAAACGCTCAGTTCCCAGCGGTTCTAGTTAGGACGGCAGGTGAGGACAGAGAAGATAGTTCTATTGGCGGTTCTATTGGTAAGCGAATGGCTTCCATTAACTATGAGTTAGTCTGCTTTGTGAAGTCGGGCATTATTGACCAAGCAAGAAACAACATAATCGAGGCCATTGAAGAAGGCTTAGAACTTGACCGCACTAGAGGCGGTTACGCGCTGGACACCCAGCTAACTAACATCCAAGTCGATGAGGGTTCTATTGACCCTGTTGGCGGTGTGATTTTAACCGTTCGCGTTGTATACGAATACACTCGCGGCACAACTTAACTAGAAAGGTGATTTAAATGGCTACACATACAGGCTCAACAGGCGTAGTGAAATTAGCAGCGGCGGGCGGTACTGAAGCTGTTGTTGGTGAAGTGCGTTCTTACACTATTGAAACCAGTGCTGACACGATTGAAGATAGCATCATGGGTGACACTGCCCGAACTTACAAAGCTGGCTTAGAAGCAAGCACAGTAAGCCTAGAATGCTACTGGGATGATGCAGATGCACAGCAGCTTGTACTCGATGCCCGCGCTGCCATCGACTTTGAAATCTATCCTACTGGCACTGGCACTGGCGAGAAATACTACACAGGCACAGGCACTGTTACGTCTAAGTCAATCACTGCCGCTTTTGATGGTATGGTAGAAGCTAGTTTCGCTATTCAGGTTAGCGGAGCAGTAACAGAAGCAACAGCATAACCCCACTACAATAGGAGAAATTGCAAATGGGATTAGCAAAAGAACTAAGAAACAGGCGCGTCATTAAGGCGCGTGAAGTTAGTGTTGAAGCATGGGCTGATGAGGCTGGCAAAGCGTTTACAATGTTTTGCCGCCCCATTACTTGTTACGATATTAACGAGCTACAGAAGAAACACCCGCAGATTATGGAAGCCCCAACTATCGGTGCAATGGTTGATTTGATTGTTTTGAAAGCTGAGGACGAAGGCGGGAGTAAATTGTTCACAAGTGCTGAAGACAGAATCGACCTAATGGGCGAAGAAACCTCTGTCATTAGTACAATTGCTGACCAGATGTTTAGCACTATTGAGTCGGTTGAAACAGCAATAAAAAACTAGAAACCTCTCAGTTAAGGATGAATGTTATTGCCTTGGCTGAGAGGCTACACATACCTATAGCAGAAGCAGAGCAGATGAGCCTTTCGGAGTTCAATGAATGGCTTGCTTACTTTCACCTAATGAGCGAAAAGAAAGATGGCTGAAGATACCCGCATTGTAATATCGGCAATAGACAAAACCAGTAAAGGCTTTAAGTCTGTTGGCGCAGGATTAGGGCGCATTACAAAGTCTATCTTTAGTTTGAAAACTGCTCTGGTGGGAGTGGCTGGCGTTGCTGGCTTTGGCTACCTTGTTAAAAGCTCTCTTAATTCTGCTGACGCACTAGCAAAGACTGCCTCTAAAATTGGCACAACTACTGAAGCACTTTCTAAACTTCAATATGCGGCTGGTATCACAGGCGTTGAAACCAATACCCTTAACATGGCTATGCAGAGATTCACACGAAGAACTGCTGAAGCAGCGCAAGGAACTGGTGAAGCTAAGGGAGCAATTAAAGAACTTGGCTTAGACGCTAGAAAACTACAGCAGCTACCGCTTGACCAGCAGATGATGAAGCTGGCTGGGGCTTTTGGTAATGTTCAAAGTGATGCTGATAAACTAAGAATAGCATTTAAGCTGTTTGACAGTGAAGGTGCCGCTCTTGTTAATACGTTGGCACTTGGCGAGGAAGGCTTGGAGAAGCTGTTTGGCAGGGCTAAGGCTTTAGGCATCGTAATGTCTGGCGAAGCAGCGGCAGGGGCAGAGAAAGCAAATGACGCGCTCTCAGACCTATTCGCTATAGCTAAGGGGCTGAAAGACCAATTTAGTGCAGCTCTTGCGCCAGCTATTGAGCGCGTTGCTACAATGCTCACTGACTTTTTCTTGAAGACTAGCAAAGCGGAAGGCGGTATTGCTAAGTTTGCTAGGACTTTGGCATCTGATTTTTTAGAGGGAATTAGAAGCGCGGTTTTAGGCTTGTCTAGCTTTGCGACTAAGATAGATGAGATAAGCCAAAAAGCAGTAACATTTTTTCAAGAAATGGAAATTAAAGCAACAGCAAACGAAGTTGATTATTTGCGCGGCAAATATGAAAAGCTGGGCAAAAGCCTAGGCGTTGCTATGACTCAAGGCTTGGACAAGCTGGGCACTCTTGACCAGTTGAAGTTCAGAAACATCGAAGACCTTGAAGAAGCATGGGGTGCGGCTTTTAGAACCTTAGAAGACCGGAAAACAGTTTTGCAGGAACTTGTTGCAGAGGCAAATGCCAGCGGAACTAGCCTTGGCGATATGTTTGATAACGAAAAAATAAATGGATTTTTTGATGACTTAGTTGCAGGAATTGGGGAAATAACTGAGGCTACACCAGCCGCATTTACACCTTTAATAGAAAGCACTAACGCGTTCACTGAAGCTATGGGTTTTGCAAAAAATGGCTATCAGTCTTGGAGTGACGCATTACCATCTATGGAAGAAAACATTAAAAGCCTGACAAACCAAGGCTTAGACGGTTTGACTGATTCCCTTACTGCTGCTGTTACTGGTGCGGCTAACTTTAAAGACGCTATGAAGTCTATGGCTAAAAGCGTTGTAGACAGCCTGATTAAAATGCTGATTCAAAAGTATATTGTTGATGCGGCTTTTGGAGCTATCACTGGTTATTTTGCGGGTGGGACTGGAACTACTCCTGTTACTGGCTCAATGAGTACAATGAACAATCAATCTGTAACCGCTGGCGGTTTTGGCAACGGTTCATCTGGAATGTTTAGCGGTAAGGCTATCGGTGGTTCTGTTCAGGCTGGTCAACCTTACATGGTTGGTGAACGTGGACAAGAGATGTTTGTACCTAACCAATCAGGCGCAATCATACCGAACAACAAGATGGGCGGCAGCGGTGTTACAATAAACCAAACAATCAATATATCCACTGGCGTAGCCCAAACTGTACGCGCAGAGGTAGCAAACCTAATGCCTCAAATAGCAAGTGCCGCGAAAGGTGCTGTAGCTGATGCACGACAAAGAGGCGGTGGTTACAGTCAAGCATTAATCGGAGCTTAATAAGATGCCATTAGCATTTCCCAGTGTTGGGATTCAGAACATTACAATGAGATTAAAGAGGGCGATTGCTGTAAGTGAATCGCCTTTTTCTTTTGACCAGCAAGTGTTTGAGCATTCAGGCGCTAGGTGGGAAGCTGAGGTTACTTTGCCGCCATTAAGCTATGCAGAGGCACGTTCGGTCGAGGCTTTCATAGTCGGCCTTAAAGGGCAATCTGGGACGTTTACCTTCGGACACCCTTTGCATGATACGACAGGAATATCCGTTGGGTTAGGCAGCAATGCGGACATTAGAGCTACGCAAATAATTGGCGGTGCAAGCTCTAGCGCAGTATCAGCAGGCACATATTTTCAGCTTGGGGACTATCTTTATATTGCTACTGAAGATAAGGCTCAGGGCAGTAATGCTTTAAAGTTAGAACCACCTTTGAGGCAGGCAATAAGCGCAGGTACAGCTTGCGATTTTACTTTGCCTAAAAGCCTTTGGCGCATGTCTACTAATGACATTAGCTGGTCAACCGACATGGCTTCTATGTATGGTTTTAGCTTTGCTTGTGTGGAGGCTCTTTAATGTCCAGAGTCCTAAGCTCAGAAATGCAAGCAGTAGCCACAGCAGAAGTAGTCAGACCTATTTATTTGATAGATATGGCCTTCTCAACCTCAACTGTTCACCTCTGGTCTGGTAGTGGGATTCTAAGCTCACCTGTTGGTAATACTTTAATTACAAACGGTGACTTTAGTAACGGCTTAACAGGATGGACTACTATTGAGCTGGGGACAGGAACTGTCACTCTTGTAGGTGATTCAGTTGAGCTTCAGGCAGGAGACTTTAGTAACAGGGCAGGATTAAGGCAAAGCATAACAACCGTTTCTGGGACAAACTACAGGCTCAATTTTAGCAAGACAGGTAGAGCGCGCGTCATCATTCGAGATATGACGAACAGCAATAACCTTGTGAACCTTAACGTAGAGGCTGGGCAAGGTGCTGTTTCTTTTACTGCTGCCTCAACAAACACTAGGGTGGAGATTAGAAACCAAGAAACTGGCACTATCACTATTGATGATGCTGAAGTCTATGCTACAGAAGACTACGTTGGTGCTGGCGACTTGCTTAAAATCAGTGAGATACAAGAAACCGCAGACCTGCAAGCTAACGGGGCTAATGTCACCCTGTCTGGATGTAATGCTACACTGATTAACCTTGCTCAAAATGAAGATTATCAAGGCAGATTGATGACTATAAGCCTTGGCGCTTTTGATGGCTCTGGCAATGTAATTGCAAGCCCTGCTGTTTTGTTTACTGGTTTTATGGATGTAATGACGATAAGTGATGGCGGTCAATTTTCAAGTATTAATGTCAGCGTTGAAAATAAGCTAATCGCATTCGAGCGCGCTTATGTTAGGCGCTACACAGACAACGACCAAAAGATTGAACACCCTACTGATGAAGGCTTTGAATATGTAACATCTATTCAAGAGCTGGAAATTATCTGGGGAAGGAACACACCTGCTGCACAACCTACAGCGGGTATTGCTGGTAGAGAAGGACTGAGAACAGGCAGAGGGAACCGAGGTTGATTACTATAAAGCATGAGTGTATGGCTAACGTCAAAAAAGACATTGCTCCCCTGCTAGAAAAGCACTGGGAATTGGTCGCGCTCAATCAGGGTAAAATTAAACTAAACCCAAACTGGGAAGAGTATGCAAAGCTAGATGAGCTAGGCATTTTGAAAATATTCACTGCAAGAAATGAAGGTGAGTTGGTCGGCTATTTTGTTCTAACTATTAGCAAAAGCATTCACTATCAAGACCATTTGTTTGCAGTTAATGATGTTATTTTTGTGTTACCTGATAGCAGGGCAGGGGCTACAGGGGCGAAGTTGATTCAGTACGCAGAAAAATACTGCAAAGATGCTGGAGTTTCTACGCTTACTTTGAATACAAAAGTACATATACCATTTGACAGCTTATTGATAAAGTTAGGGTTCGGATTAATCGAGCGCGTTTACTCAAAATACTTAGGGAATTAAACAATGGCTTTTGCAGTAATTGCAGGAATCGCAGCGGCTATGCCAGCAGTGATAACCGCTGGTGGATTTGCCGCTTGGTCTTGGGGCGCATTTGCTCTAGGTGCTGGCTTATCTATGCTTTCAAGGGCTTTAGCTCCCAGTTTAGACATGGGAGGGACTACAGGTTCTAACATAACGGTTAGGGAGCCAGCCGCTCCCAGAAAGATACTTTACGGACAGACTAGAACTGGCGGAGCGGTTGTGTTCCTTGATACCACTGGGGACGAAAACGCCTACCTGCACCAAGTAATAGCCTTTGCGGGACACGAAATTGAAGAATTTGAAGAAGTCTATTTTGGCAAAGATGCTGTATGGAGCAATAATAATTTATTAATAAAACAAAGCCCATTTTCTACCAACTCAGGCAGTTCAACTGTCACCGTTACCGCCAACACTAATACCGCTAGAGTTGGTGATATTGTTACTTTTAGCGGTGCTTCAACTGTTGCTGGCTTGGATTTGAACAACACATTTACCGTTGCTTCAATTGGCGGTTCTGAACCCAATTACACTTACTCTTTCAATGCTGGCGCAAACGCGAATGCCACAGTTAGTAGTGTGGGCGGTGAAGTGACCGAAAAGAGAGTGGGTGCGGTTGGTGACTGGTGGAAATATGCCGAGTTCAATTTTCATAAAGGCGACCAAACTACAGCAGATAGTAACTTGGTTTCGCGTTCTAGCAAATGGAATGCAGATAATAAGCTGCTTGGCGTTGCTTATATCTATATTCGCCTCAAATATAACCAAGACAAGTTTTCAGGTTTACCAAACATTTCCGCGCTTATTAAAGGCAGAAAAGTTTATAACCCTACCAATGGACTAACAGAGTGGACGCAAAACCCTGCTTTATGTATTCGAGATTATTTAGTTGATGATAAGTATGGTTTAGGCGAAAGCCCAGACAACATTGATATTGCCGCATTGACTAACGCGATAACGGTATGCGACCAAGACGTTGATTTGGACGGTGGCGGAACTCAGAAAAGATACACTCTTAATGGTGATGTAAACACAGCTAGAAGCCGTAAAAACAATATTAACGATATGCTTGCCTGTATGGGCGGAAAGCTGGTTTATTCTGGGGCTAATTATTTTATCATGCCAGCCTATTACCAAACCCCATTAGTGACCATTGATGAATCTTTACTTACTGGCGAGATACAAATTCAAACCAAACAGAGTAGGCGCACACTATACAACGGGGTGAAAGGTAGTTTTATAAGTTCAGAAGATGGCTATATTGTTGCTGATTATCCTGCCCAGATTAGCTCAACTTATGGCGTTGAAGATGGCGACCCAATCTATTTAGATATGCCTTTGCCTTATGTTACTAATAACACTCAGGCGCAAAGAATAGCTAAAATAGCCTTGCTTCAGTCAAGACAGCAAACGACCGTAACCCTACCCTGTAACCTTGCCGCTTTAAAGTTCAAGGCTGGCGATACTGTTATGGTTACAAATGCCAAAATGGGATGGTCGCAAAAAGTTTTTGAAGTTTTAAACTACACTCTGGGCGCGAGTAATGATGGCGGCATTGTTGTGAATGTAAATGCTATTGAGACAGCGGCAAACATTTACGACTGGGCAACCTCTGACCAAGAAGATTTCCTCACAGGCGGTGAAATCAATCTTTATGATGGAACTGTTACGCAGTCGCCAACTTCACCAGTAGCTACAAACACTGTATCTATTACAGGTGACGGAACAATAGTTTCAGAGATGCTTATTTCTTGGACTGCAAGCGCAGATGTATTTGTTGAAGTGTACGAAATAGAATGGTCTACCGACGGTGTTTCTTTTTCAGGCGCTACAACCGTATCTACCATGTTCAGTATCACACCGACAATTCCAGCAGCAACCTATTACATTCGAGTTCGTGCAATTAATAATGTTGGCGTTAAGAGTACCTATGCGACTGTAAACCAGACAGCCACGGGAGACACGACAGCGCCAGCCTTGCCAACAGGTTTAACGGCTACAGGCGGTCAGGGTGTTGTTAGTTTGAATTGGACAAACCCAGCAGATAAAGACTTTGCTAGTTGCTTGGTCTATCGGTCTACTACATCTGGTGGAACTTATGCCGTTGTGGGTAACGTAGCAGGAACCTTTGGCTTTTTCACTGAGTTTACAAACTCTGGGTTAAGCGACAGTACCCAATATTACTACAAGCTAAGTTCTGTAGATTATAGCGGCAATGAATCTGCAAAGACCTCAGCAGTAAACGCTACAACCTCAGCGCCAGTGCAACAGCCCAGAGCCTCTAACGGTTACATCTATAAAACAACGGCTTCAGCTTCAACTCCAAGCACACCTAGTGCCACCTCATATAACTATGACACTAACACATTCGGTGGTTTAAGCTCTGGATGGCAGGTAGACCCGCCAACGGTAACAGGCGCTGATGGTAAGTATTGGGCAACATCTTTCACAATCACTGAAGCCACTTATGGTGGAACTCAAACCATAACTTTTTCAACGCCTTTTTCTAGCTTTAACTTTGACGGATTGGTGACTTTTACCAACCTAAATAATGAGCTTGCAGACCCAGATAGTACAGAGATAACTACTATTGATGGCGGGTTAATAAAGACAGGTCTTGTTGAGGCAAGCCGTATAAAAATTGACGGAGTAGGCATTGACACATTTACAAGCCAAGGCCAGACGTTTCTGAAAATTGGTGATGATGGCGTAACCACGGTAAAGATAGATGACCTTGCTGTTACTGAAGGAAAGATTGCTAACCTTGCAGTAGACACTTTGAAGATAGCGAATCAAGCGGTAACAATTCCAAGCTCATTAACTTCAACAGGGACAAGCTGGAATGGAACAACCGCAGAGCAAAGCATAGCCACCCTAACTTGGACGGGTACTGGCGCGGCTACAGAACTTTTGTGGCGCTATTATGCTGTTGAAACTTCACCTTTTTTGTTGCAAGTGCGCGTTAAGCACAATGGCTCAGTAATTAAACTTAATACATTTACAGGCGGTCGAAGTATTATTGACGCTTTGAACGTAGTATCAACTACTGGAACCAATACCGTTGAAATCACAGGGAAAAAAACAAGTGGCACTACAAGTGGTGGTGCGGCTGTAACAAGCATATTAATAAGAGCATTGGAGTTGAAAAAATGAATATGGTATCCGTTGAAGTTCGCAGACTTAGAAACATGATGCTCACTGGCACCGACTGGACACAGTTTATAGATAGCCCACTTGCGGACGAAAAAAAGGTAGAATGGGCAATATACAGGCAAGCTCTTAGAGACTTACCAAGTCAATACATTGATGAAACTAATATTGATAACGTGGTATTTCCTGCGCCTCCTACTAGTTAATATCTTGACAAGTAAAACAATGTTATAATCCAAAAAAATAAATCATTTAAAGGTGATAAAATGAGCAATCCATTTGTAAATGTTGGCAACCCAA